CCAACCTCATCTGCGTGACACTCTCCAAATAAAGCTATATGGTCAGCCTCAGCATGTCCCGTAGTATCAGGACCCATTCCTTGGTTTTTAAAGAAATCCTCTTCAATATCAGCTTCAAAAAAGTTTCCACTATTTAATGTTTTAACCTCAGTCGCTGCGTTTGTTTGGCTTGCAATAAAATACCCAGGGGGGTCAATAAATGTCGGACCTGTGGTAGCATAAGCCGTATTATACGCACTTGTTCCTGCTTTGTTCCCTGCTGATAAATCTGATGCTGCATATACATCATTGTCATCATGGTCTGCTGAGTATAATATCATTTTAGATGTTGGTAGAGCGATATATTTGCCAGGATTTAAAATAAAATCTATAGTCCCAGATTCGGGATTAGCATCTACTATATCGTCATCTACTCCAAACTCTCTAAGTAATATTTGAATCTCAGCAGGCTGTTGACCTTCATTTGAAAGAACAAGAAAATTAAACTTATTAAATGTTTTTGTCCCATCAGGTTTAAATTCTATTAATTCTCTTAAACCATCTGCATTATTTACTTTGAAGGTTGTATCAAATACAGACGATACTGGATGAGTAGCTGTGTAATTACTATTCTTCCCCCCGTAAACATCAGAACTAATAGATAAAGATGCTGTTAGTTTTGCCATTTTATACTCCTAAGATTTTAGAATAGCCTTTTTTAAGACCGCTTCGATTGATTCCCAAATAGCTTCTAAAATTTTTCCTTCAGTTTTCTCAGAAATAATTGGGATGTTAATATTGTCATTTAATTCTTTTAGTATTTTCGCCTTCATTTTATCGTTAAATAAATAATCAGCTATTAGTTTTTGTACCATCGTACTTCTCCTTGGTTGGTTATTTTAATAATCATCGTCTCTTCGTTTAATAAATTTTTCTTTAAGACCATTTCCAGAAAGACTAGCCATGATTTCAATTATTGCTGCAATCTTAGCTTTTATAGATGCTTGATTCAACTGCATGCCTTTCTGAGCGTCTATTAGCTTAATTAAGATACCTTCTAGTCTACCAAAGGACTCCCTAAGCTCTGTCTGTAATTCGTTCTGTATCCAAGCATTTTGAGACTTGACATACCATCCGAGTGCTACAACCATAGCTACTGGTAGTCCAAATCTTTCTAATATTTCAAACATTCCCATATCCATTATTTATCTGCCTTTTGTCGATTATAGTCTGTACCATGTATTGCATGTATCACATCTAGAATATCAGGTTGAGAAGAACCCTTTCCTAAATCCCATTTAAAATTAAAATCATCACTTGGCACAGTGGTGCCTGATTCTATACTTTTTATATACTTACGAGCCTCTTGGTAGTCTCTAGAAAGCAAATTATTTCGAATCATATCTTTAACTATTTCAACACCTTTATTTGTTACAATCCCATATTGCTTTTGATATTCCTCTAGAAGACTAATAGCATAATTATTTTTATTTTCAATAAGCTTCTCTTCCCAATATCCTTCCCTAGCCTCTCTAGGAGTGATATATGCTGGAGGATTATAATAATGCCTTGAAGCTATCTTCATAACTTCTTTAGCTAATTCATCAGGCTCTTCTCCTATTAATTGCTTGTACATTAATTTTGAAAGACCTGCTAATATACTTTTTTTGTTTACTAAATCCACAGGATTGATACCATATACATCGTCAACAATGTCATATATATGTGAAGCATGTTTTTGAGCTTCCTCTGGGAGTGACGATATAGCTGCTTTTGAAAAATAATCCATTATTTATTTTTGTATATAGAGTATGCTAAAATTCCACCAATTATAACTATTGACATTACTACTAAGATTGTAGCCATACTATTTTCACCTTTCTAGTTGTTGTTGAATAAAGATAAGGGTATAATATTGTTGTATTCCTATTTTTTACCATCTATATATTCTCCCCATAAAGTTGTTTTACCTTTTATAATTTCTATTATTTCTACCTTAAAGTTACCGCCTTTAAACCAATCTACTATTGCAAATGCATGATTCCAATTAGTTAACCTTCCACCAAGCCAATCTTCATCAGCTTCTATATCTTTCAAGCAACCTAAACTCCAAGAACTAATAGTACCTCCAGCTCCTGTTTTGGTATGTCTTTGCAAATCATGTGTATGTCCATACATAATATTTTCACCATACACATCTAAATGTTTAAATGAATGATACTTTGATGTAAACTTTCCATGTGTAAAATTCAACTTTCCTATCTTTAAGTTTTTCTTCTTATTGTAAGGATGATATTTATATCCTCTTTCTTTTAACTTTAAAGCATTTGCAGTCTTGTAATGTTTTAAGTATGGATATCTCTCTACAAATTTATCTAGCCATACTTCGTGATTACCTTGAACAAAATGTCTTTCCTTACATTTTACCTTATCAAGACTCTCATCTATCCAATCCATTCCTACATTTACTTCATTTACATCTTGGTCTAGCAATGGAATTAAATCTTCCATAGGTTTAGCAAATCTACCTCTCCAATAATGAGTACTAAAATAAGCCCATTCTCCTGTATCACCTAAGTCAATATAAATATCAGGCTTAACTATTTCTATCGACTTTTTAACAACGCTTATAGCATCCACATCATGTAGTGGAAAATGCTTGTCAGGAGTAACAATTGCACGCTTTATAACCCCTTTATCTTTTTTTCGCATAAGTACCTATTTTTTTATTTCTTTATATACCTTTACTCCTAAATATATAATTGTCATTATTCCAACACCCACTTTTACCAATTCTGGAACCATGTCCATAAATTGAAAGCAAAAGCATCCGCCGCCTACACTTGCTGTTTTTAAAGTATCAATCACTTTTTTTCTCCTCTTTTTCATCTAATTCCGAAAGAACTTCAATAGCTCCTTGCAGTTTTAAATATAATTGATTTAATGTATTTAAATTATCGGTTAGCTCTGCACGCTTTGCTCCAACCTCTTCCAGTTGATTAGTAAGATTCTCCAATCTTTCGCCAACTGAAAGTTTCACCTCTTTTTTTGACATTTGTATCTCCTTATAATGCTTTAATGTCTGTTATTATTTTATCTAACTCTGTTATCTCAGACTCAATTTCTGACTTCTGTAATTCAAGACGAGCCTTATCGGACTCATATTCACCTAAAGTAACATCTATTACGCTATCTGATAATGCTTCCCCTGTAGATGGATTGAATCTTTTCTCTGTTAATTTAATATCATCTCCATCTTTTGAGAATGCTACTTTTGAATCTGCTTTAAGAGTACTGTAATTCTTAACTCTCATTTTATTCTCCTAATTTGCTTTTTAATTCTTCTACTTGTGCTGATAGTTCTTGAACTGCCTTAATAAGTGGTATTACTAATGTAGAATAAGTAACTAATTGTTTAGAATTAGACTCCTCTCCCCATCCACTAAATGTTGTACTACAAGAGTCAATTGCACTTTTGACTTCTTGAGCAATTAAACCATCCCACACCTTATTAGATTGTGCATCTGTCCAAGTCCCTAAGCCATCAGTACTCTTCTTGATAGAGTCAGGATATTCAGCTGGATTAACTTTATTAAATTTTCTTGGCTTGAGAAGATTAATGAAATCAAGTCCCAAGTCTCCATCTATAATATTTGTTTTAATTCTTTCATCAGAAAATGTTGAGAAATCTACTTGACCTTTTACTTCATCAACGCTTGTATTTCCTATAGCTATATCATTTGCACTGTCAGTTGTAGCTCCATAACCTATTGCTGTTTGATTATCCGCATCTATAGTGAATGCAACACTTGCTCCAAATCCTGTATTATTTTGACCTGTTGAGATTGCGTCCCCAGCTTGATATCCAACCATTGTATTAAATGAATTTGTAGCTGTACCCGAATTATCAGTATTAGCTACTTTTAATGCTTCATATCCAATAGCTACATTATATTGTCCATCTGTCTCTGCTCCTAAAGCATTATGACCTAAAACTGAATTTCCTCCACTTGAAGTAACTGCATCTCCAGCACTTTTACCTATTATATTATTATAGGCTCCGTTCGTCAATGAAGCTCCAGCTCCATCACCAATAATATTATTAGCTGTGCCTGTCACAGCAGCATCTCCTGCACAATTATATCCAATGTAGACTCCACTACTAGCTGCAACTGAAGAATTGTCTAATGCATATGTTCCTAGTACAACATTTTTAGATATTACACCAGCAGTACCACCTTTTGCTGCTCCATATCCTATCACTACATTTCTATCAGAGGCTGCATAATTATGATTCTGCATAGCTATACTTCCAATTACAACATTTTTTTCTCCATCATCTACACCAGCTGCTGAAAATGCACTATACCCTAAGCAAACATTATCACCATCAGCTGTTAATTCTCTTCCTGCTCCGTATCCTAAAAATGTATTCTTTGTTCCAGTAGTTAAAACCTTCCCAGATAAATCCCCAACTGCAACATTAAAAGTTGCATCAGTTAAAGCTGTTAATGCTTGATATCCAATTCCGATATTGTATAGAGAGGTTCCGCTTGGAGAATCTAAATCCTTTAATGCCTCGTAGCCAATTGCAATATTTCTACCCTCAGTATTATCAGCGGACGAAAGAGCACTATTACCAATTGCTATATTTCTAGAGCCTTCAGTTAAAGCTATGCCAGAGGAAGCACCTATAAAAATATTCTGAGTTCCTGTAGTTATTGCAGTTCCACATCTTGCCCCTATTGCTACAGTACTATCGCCAGTCGTTAATGCACTTAAAGCAAGATATCCAACAGCTGTATTATAAGTTGCATCAGTCATGTCTGCATCTGCAACTCCATACCCTATAAATGTATTATAATCATCCCCTGATGCTATTAATGCTCCAGCTTGAAATCCAAATAATGTATTATAAGACCCAGCATCAGCATTTGAACAACTTACTCTAGAATTAGCATCCAACTCCATAACCTCAGTACCACTTACTGTGAAGTGTATATTGTCTCCATCTGCCTCTAGGGTTATATCTCCATCAGCATCTATTGTTAAATTTCCACTTGATATAGTAATTGAATTTTGGTCTAATGTCATATATGAATTAGCACCTAAATTTATTGTAGATGCGACATCAAGAGTTCCTAGTAAAGATGTATTTGCACCTGATAAGGTAATAGCCGTGGCACTGCTTGATTTAATATCATTTCCAGTTACAGTTAAATCACCTCCAATAGTTACATCTGCACTATCTTGTGGCAATGTTATATTTGTATCGTTATTAGAATTGATAATTGTATTACCTACTTTTAAATTACCAGGGACTTGTATAATTGAACTACCTATAGTAGAATTAGGAGTAATTTTTAAATGAGACGTAAAGCTTCCAGATATATAACTATTTAAATCTAAAACCCCCGCATCAGCTATTGATAATTGCCATTTATCGCTATTATCTTCACCTGCATCAGAATTTAAATTAACATTTAAAGGCTGACCACTTGCTGCTTGAAAAGTAGCATTTTTAGTTGTTAAATCTCCTGCAATTGTAACATTATCAGATGCATCAAGAGTTATTGTATCGCCGCCATCTGATGCTTGAATAACATTTCCAGATAATTTTACTTTATCTGCAGTGAGAGTACCTGTGAGTATTTGGTCTAAAGTTTCCGTTACGTCACTTGTACCTTTTGTTTTACTATCTTGCAGCCATATTGTGCTATTATATGCCATTATATCCTCGGTACCGACAAGCTCCTAACACCTGATTTGCGTGAAGGATATTGTTTAAATACTTTTTCAAATAAGTTTCTATAGTACTCCGCTTGCTGAATGTCCCCTTGGTCTTGTAATAATCTAAATTTTACATAATATACAAGAGCATGATGCATTCCGCTATCTAATCCACAACCTGTTTTTAAGTCATCTGTTATTGCACTAACTTCTTCATATTTAGAATGAAATGTAATTCTAAGACCATTATCAACAAATAATGATTTCCAGATAACTCCACTTGAAGCTCCTTCATTAGATTCACTATTTGTTGCTGAAATTGTAAAAGTATTAGTATCTGCTGCTGTTATTGTATAATTTCCATCATAAGAAGTCGTTCCACTTATAGCAACTCTATCTTGTACTGTACTACTATAAGTTAATCCATGAGCATTTGATGTTATTACCACAGAAGACCCTGCCCCTGTGCTTGTATCTGTTATATTACCACTTAAATCTCCATCGCTTTGGAAGGAATCCCATGTTTCTTTATGAGTAGAAGATGAATCAGTTGATGTAACTCTTTCTACTATAGCAAGTCTATCATCATCATTATACCATGCATAATAATCATTTGGATAATTTCTTTTTGCCATGCTATACCCCTATACTAATGTATCATCAGCTGCATCTGTATCAGCTTTTATTAGTCTATGTGAATCAACCAATTTAGGTATCATCACATATCTTCCATCAGTGTCTTTAATTTCTACTCGTGTAACATCAATTACTCTATCGCTTAATACATACCATCTTTTCTTTACTTCTAAATCTGTTGTATTTGAAACTGTATAAGATTGTTTTCCTGCTGAGATTTCATTTAAACCATCATTAATTAATCTAAACATATATTTATGAGATATTCTTCCTCCTATCGCCTCTACTTGCTCTATAACATCTCTAACTGTCATCGTCTACCTCCTTGCTTTTGATTCGGTTGAGGTTTCTCTTGTTGTGGCTGTGGAAGTCCTCCCCCTCTAAAAGCCATCAATTTTTCGCCAAATTCAGCCTTTAACATTTGATGCTTACTCTGATACCATTGGTATTCAGCAATCCATTGCTGAACCTCTGCTCCCAATACTTGTGCATTAACTCCTGCTAATTCTGAATCTTCTTCTGTTTCAATCCAATGTCTTATTGCTTCCCATCCTTGAGAGCCTGAAGCTCCAGCAGTAAAGCCTCCAGGGTCAGCATAAGTTCCATCTTGGTCGGAATGCTTTGGAACCAATGTATGCATCTCAGCCATCTTGTAACATAATGCTTTCATTGATGCCTCTAGGACAACAAGTGGTTCTGCTTCATTTGGAAAATTTGTTATATTCTTAGATGTACTAGGTGCATCTCCGTCTCCAAAAGAGCCTGAATTGGGAGGATATGCTACATGATAAACATATCCAGTTTGATTTGAATCTGTAACAGGCTTTACAAATAAAGTAGGATTTCCACTAGAATTTGGTAATACATAGTATACTGGGTCGGTCGCAGTAGCCTCATACATTATACTATCAGTATCTGTAGCTAAACTTGCGTGAGTTGGAGGAATTTCTCTACAAGGAATAAACGTTCCTACGTTTGCATCTTCACGAGTTACAAGAAGTATTTCTCCTAAACTATCCATATCTATAGTAGTTGGGTCATCGTCTAATACTACTGCTGTTGAGCACTTCATTTTTAAATGAATAGGAAGAAGTTGTATGACTGTTTTTGCTGCATCTGTCAACCATTGGTCCGCATGTTCTATTAAAGTTTCCTCAGAAATAGATTCGCCAGTTCCATCAGCATTATAACCAGTTAAAGCATGAATTTCATCCGCAAAAGTCCAAGCCATTACTTATTAAATCCTTTAATTGATTCATCTAAAGTAGTTGTGTTGAACTCCATTTTAGTAGTCCCACTCCATGTTGTTCTCATATTAACATGATTCTTGGTATTTCTATGAACAAAATTAAATTTATGCTCACACTCCCCAGGAGTAACAACCTTTTTACATTCTGTGCATATTATACTTGTTATTTTTCTACCCATTACTTATTCTCTTCTTCTTAGATTTTTTAATTTCTTTATTCATTTTTTCCCAATCATCTGGACTATGTGACATTCCTTTCATTCGTCTTTGGACTCCAGCTTTTGTACCTTTAGGGTCATATTGTGTATCTGATAAATCTAATGGGTCAAAACCCTCACCTATGTCCATTCCCTCTGGGTATTTTACTTTACCACCTTCTGCATAACCACTCATATATTGTGGTGATGCTGCATCAGTTGTTATTCCTTGAATTTTTTTAACTCTTCCACCAGCATCATATGTTTGAATTACTGGTTCTCCAGTCTTCATAGATTCCTTTTTAGCAGCAGCTTGACCCTCTGCATCATATGTATATTCTTTATCCCCTACTTTTGGCATTTTTCTTTCTCCTTTTTCTAGCATCAGATTTTGGCAGTTTTCCACTGTTATTCATCTCATGTAATTTATCATATCCAATGCTTTCTGCTGAGCTTTTTTTTATTACAAATTCACCTTCTGTAAGCATTGCAGGAATATTGTCAACCTCGCCACCATGTTTATAGCCTTTTCTTTTTGAACCTTTCAATCGACTTTTTTCCTTTTTACCTTTATTTTTACTAGATTCGACAAATCCAGTAATTTTACCTTTACTATGCGAGGCATCCTTTCCATCTCCA